TGTGGCTGACGCCATGACCCAACGCCTGTTTCTGCACGAAGGTCGTGTGAAACTTCAGGGTGGATACCTGCCCAGTAAAGTGAACCCTTACGTGGGATAGCCTTGTTAGCACGCAACTTAGCAGTTGCCTTACGAGCAAGTGCTGAAGTAAATGTGTCTGATGATGTAAGTGTTGCAGTAGATGTACGTCCGCCTGCGTAGAGAACGTTGTCTCCACCGCGAAGTACTGTCTGTGCGACATCATCAATTGAGTCTGCCATGTTGAACGCAATGATGTTAGCAACTGCAGGGTCTACGTCAGCAAGGCTGAAGAGTTCCAATGCACGTGTAACAAGTACTGCGTTACCATACTCAGCAAGAGTAATGGTTGTGTATGTTGGTGTAGCAAGTGCTACAGCATCTGGGTCAGTCTGCTCTGTAAGAGTTGATGTCACCTTTGTAAGGTCAACGTAACGCTGCAAAACAACAGACGAACCAGGGATGCTTTGCTTCGCTGGAGTCTTATCAGAGACTGAGCGAATGAGTGGTTGTGCACGGAGTGCGAACTCGATTAGACGGTCATACGCCTTTTGTACGAGACCAGCACCACCAATTGTACCGCCTAGAGAAGCGGAACCTGTGGTTGTATATGCATTAGCCATTTTTGCACCTCCTTATGAGGGGTTAGATTTCGGTTGGGTTAAAAGTTTCCCGACTGAATCATTGCGATAATCTCTTCAGCAGTACCTGCTTCGTTGAGTCTCATCAATGCATCTTCAGCACGGTCAGGCGTTATAGCAGCCTGAGTTACAATGTCCTGCTGCCGTAGGGCAGCGCGGTCAAGTGTTTGTTCAGGCGTACCTTGAGGTTGTGTTTGTAATCCGAACACTTCAGCATTGTCATCAATCCAATTAGAAACTGAATCTTCTGTGTATTCTGTTAGTTCATTCATAATCAAACGTGCAGCCTTAGGGCTAACGCCTTTTGTTTCTAGGACTTTCTTGATTACAGATTCTTTTTGCGCTTTAGAGAATCCTTCAAGTTGGTCAGACAATTCTTTGATACGCTTCTCATCTGCGCGCTTGGCTTTACGCAACTGCTTAATTAAGTCGTTGCCTTCCAAGTTGACTTGAGGTGTATCGTTATCGTCTTCGTCTTCGTCCCAGTAATTGTTGCTCATAGCAACCGTCCTCCCATATCGTTAGTTGATTCGCAGACCACAAATCTAGTTCGGGGAAACTAGGTTGGCTTCTACTACCAGTCTGTACACCATGTGGGGCTGGTCGGTCCACATGGGAATCTATTTAGAACTTACCTACTACGCTACGTGCGCTTGCTAAGTTGCCTGCTGTTGGGTTAACACCAGAGTCGCCACCAAATTGTGCACGCTCAAGTGATGCTAATTGTTTACGCTTTTGTGCAGCATCTGCATTCTGTGTAAGGAACTCATTTTCTGCAGTAGTCTGGTCATAGTTAATACCAGCCTGCTTGTAGATGTCACTTAACTTCTGACCTGCAGGTAGTACAGAGGCTACGCTTTGGTATGCACCAGCAACGTTACCTAATGAACCAAGTCCACCCATCTGTGTTGCTAACTGCATAGCACGTGTTGAACTTACATTAGTGTTGCCGTAAGCATCTACAAGTCCCTGCTCTTGTGCAGCGGTACCAATCTGTGCTGCAGCAATTTTGTTATTAAGAACAGGTAGTGTTTCATCAGGTGCTAAGAAGTACGCAACCAAATCACTGGTAGTTAATCCACCGTAGTACTGCTTGAATGTAGACATAACTACAGGGTCAGCATTAATTACATTGTTAGCCGCAGTTTTAATGCGGTCATTAAGTTCAGTTGATGACATGTCGTTGCCAATGTATGTAGCAAACTTAGCCTCATTGACAGCACGGTCTGTGCTTAACATGTTACCTAAACCGTAGGCTTTAAAGGTTTCAGCATATGCATTCTCATTAGCAATGTACTGCGCTTCAGAGATAGCATTAAGACCATTCTTAATACGAATCTGATTGCCAGAAAAACGTGTAACATAGCCATCATTCCATGATTTGTTAGTTGCTGGGTCAATAGATGTATCGTACTTAAGTCTAGTCAGTGCACCATTAGCGGTTTCACCCTGTGTCATTAAACGTTGGATGGTGCCAGCAAGACTGCCCAGTCCATAACTATCAAAGGTTGCTTGAAGACTTTTAAATGCATCTGACCTGTCTAGTTCAGCCTGCGCATTTGCTGCTGCAGTCTGTGCAGCAATGGCTGCTGTAGTACGGTCACTTGCTGCTGCTGCTGCGTTAGCAGCATCAATACCTTGTTGCGCTAGTCGAGCCGCTTCTGCTGCATTAGCAGCAGCCTGTGCATCTCTAGCAGCCTGTGCTTCTGCTGCTGCTTGAGCAGCGGCTGCGGCAGACTGCGCTGCTGCAGTAGCAGCGGCAGCATCTGCCTTTGAAGTATCAGGTTTAGGTGCAGCAACTGGTGCTGGTACATAACCTGTAGCAGTACGTGTAGTACCTGTAGGAATAGGACCAACAAATGATGTAGCGGTTGTTGGTGCTTTAGTAATAATAGGTGTTATTGTTTTAGCAACTGCTGCAGGAACTGCACCACTTGTTGGTGCTTTAGGTGTAGGAGTAGGTGTTGCTTTAGGTGCAGACATTAGTTACCACCAAACCCAAATGATTGAAGGATAGTATTAGTAAAGTCAGTTGCTGTTTGATGTGCTTCAGCAGTCTTGCGCCACTGAGGGTCAGCCTGTAGTTGGCGTTCATAGTCAGCCATATTAAGCATGCCACCTTTGAGGTTAATAGCAGACATAATCTGATTATCAGCAGTTGAATCTGGAATAGTAATACCAAGTTTACGAGACTTGATTGATGCATATACATCTGCTACATCTTTAACAGTTCCGCCTGCTTGAATGTGTGATGCAAGATTAGGCATAGTTGCAATAGCCAATTGTTGCATACGAGTTTTAACAGCGTCTGCTGGATTAGCAGTACCCCATGATTCACCAACGTAGTTGAGTGCCTGTTGTGGTGTAATCTTTATACCATAATCAGATGCATACTTTGTTGCTAGGTTAATCTGACCAGCCAACTTGCCTGGTGTTTTATTATCTGCACTAAGGATGCCATTGACATCCATGCTAGGAAATGCTTTCTTTGCTACGTTAGCCTGCAGTACTAAGTAATCTGCAGGACCCATCTTAGAGTCAGCAACTACTTGATTTTTAACAGCACCCACAGAGTCAGTAGTTGTAGTTGTTTTTGTTGTGCTGGTTTTTTCAGCCTTAACCACTTGTGTAAAGTAATCATCTTTTTCCTCAGCAGTAGCAGGACGACCAAAGTTATCCATGAAGTAAAGGTTTAAGTCAGCATCTGCACGACCACGTACAGTTGTGAACTCTGTAAGAGAAGTCTTAGTACCTGATAAATCAGCAGCCCCACCAGTTGCAGTAAACTTTTGGAGGAATGTTCCCATAGATGGGAAGCCACCCTTACCTTGGTTTAACTGGTAAGACTGTAAGGCATTAACACTGTACTGGCGGATAGCATCATTAAGACCAGAGATATAATCTCCACTCTTAGCCTGTGTTTTAGTAATAAAACCAGATGAGTATAAACGATTAATTAAAGTACTAAGTCCAGCATTGCCTACCTCAGCAAGTACCTTAGTACGTGCTTCGTTAATGTCAGCAGTAAAGTCTTTAGGTGCTGCACCATCTTTGGTTGGTACAAAGAATGCTTCACCCTTAGCAGTGTTTACATATGTGTTACCGCTTTTGTCTGTATAGATTTTAAAGTTATTCATCAGCGGGTCAACTTTGACCTTGCTTGCTGCATCAGCAGCAGCCTTTTGAGCAGGTGTCATATTGGCATATGCCTGAGCCATTGCTGCTGCAGATGCTGCCTGATTGCCTATTGCATAAAGGTCTTCAAATGCCATGGGCTAGAATCCCTTCTGAAATGCTACGTAAGTATCGCGGGAGTAGAACTTAAGAATAGGTTCAAAGATTGCACGGTTAGCCTCTGTAAGGTAAGCATCACCTAACATCATGTTCTTCAATTGAGCCTCAATTTCTTCTCTACGTTGCTTCTTCAAATCTGTAAAGTTAGAAGCAATCTTCCACGTTGGGTCTTGTGCAAAGGTTAGATAGTCATTAACCATCTTCAAAGCAATGTTCATACGAGTACGTGTAGCCAAATCAATGTTAGCCTTTGGGTCACCAACCATTTGATTAAGGCTGGATAGCAGTTGAGTTTCTTTACCTACGTTATTACCAGACCCAATAAGGGCTGCTTTTAACATTGGGTTAGAAGTCATCAGTGCTTGACGTGCAGTAGTAGCAGTATCAATAATAACTTGACGCTTGTAAGCATCTGCCTCAGTAGCAAGAGCAGCCTTTTCATTGATACCAATATCGTAGTAAGCCTGCTTATCTTGGGATACAGCAACATCACCATAGTATTTTTCTAGTGACTTGCTGGACATAAGTCCTGCAGCCTGTAGATAATTAAATGAGTTAGCATTTAACTTACCTACATGTGGAGCAAAGATGTATGCTGCTTCACCATATGTGTTGATAGCATTACGGTTATCGCGTGCCCATTGATTAAGTTGGTTAGTTTCTTTAACAACAACCTTCATTTGCTTATCACTACGTGATACTGTATAGACTAGTTTACCTGGGTTCTTACCCATAAATGTAACTAAAGCGGTTTCATATGGGTCTTGAATATCCCCATTGTTACGCTGGTTAATAGCATCAAGAATGTCATAGAACTCAGAGCGTAGGCTGGTTACACCAACACGCTTAAGGTAATTAGGTACACCCTTGCTCTCCGTTAATGTGGTAGAAGCAGGTGCAATTAGTCCTAAGAAGTTACGCAAGAAGATGATATTGTGTGCAGATATACGGATGTTCTTAATGTAATCTGCCTTCTGCTGGTCAGTAGCATTAGCATCTAAATGGTAGCCATTGGCTGCATTATATGCAATTGCCTGCTGTCCAGCAGTTACTTCTTGACGTGATTGTTCTTGTGGTACCAACATATCCCATACATGCTGCAATGTTTGAGGCACTAATACCTTTTGAAGATTAGTGTTAGTACCAAAGCCACCAAGTGCTACGTTGCTTATTGCATCTCCTGCATTTTCAGCAGCAGCATTGTGGGTATAGCCAAGTATGTTTTTCATTGCTAGTACACCTAGTCCTGCAATAGGACCAGATAGCATTGGCAAACCAGAGTCTTGCTGGAATGATGGGTTAATCATATTTAACTTCATAGTGAAGTCATTAAACAATGGTTGTGAGTATCCAGTGTTACCAGTTAATCTACGGATTGTAGAATCTGTAGCCTTGAATAGCGTGCTATCCATAGGAACATTAACGTATGGGTTACCTTGCTGGTCTGTAAACACAGAACCACTAGCAGATAAACCAAGATGCGCTAGGCGCATACGGTATAGTACACGTGCTGGTACTTCTTTAAGACGGAACATACGGCGTTGGAAGTCTTCCGTTGCACGGTAGTAACGACCTAGTGTGCGTGAAGCATAAGCAAAGTTAGAATGTACAGCAGGGTTATCTGCATACTTAAGCAACTGGTCTGCTGCATGATTCATGCCTAGTTCAGTAAATCTTTTTTCACCATCTTGCATGATGCGCTGTTCTAAGCGAGCAGCAGCCTTAGGGTCTGCATACTTCTCAGGTTCTGCAGCGATTGCAGCCTTAAGATGGTCTTTAACCCATTGACGTTCAATACCAGACCAGTTCTTACGAACCTCTGTGTACAAAACATTGAGTGCAGGCTGGCGGTGAATAGCCGTAATCTGACGGTCCATCCACTCAAAGCCTTTGTCACCAACTCTACGCCATAATGACTCAGGGTCTTTAAATCCTTCAAACTCAATTGCGCTGTTAATCTTACCTTCAGGGCGGAAGCCATTAGTTAGTTCACGGAACTTGCCGTAATCCATACCAGCAGCAGCCTGACTCCAAGATATGTCACGCTCGCCCTTGTTAATTTGTGTTAACTTAGACTTAAGTGTTTTAACTTCAGCAAGTAATGATTCATTAAACTTATTAGCACCACCATGGAATGTAGTGTATAAGTCTGCAAGGATACGACCAGCCTGGTCACGTATAATTGATACATCATCTGCAACACGTCCGTTTAATTCAACGCTACGTGCAGACATACGCTTGAAAGCGTTTACTGCTTCTTGGTCTTTAACAATATAACGATTGACTGATGGTTCAAATACCACACCAACGGATGACATTAGTTCATCCATAGCCTTCTTAACATCTGCTTCAGTACGAAGACCATTGTTAGTTAAGAATACAGTTGCTGGGCTAATGATTCGGTTATTAGGTAGTTTTTCTGTGTTAGCAACAAAGCCCTTAAACCAGTTATCAAAGTGAGCAAGTGCTACTTCGTTTTCAGATAAAGAAGTTGTATCAATAGAACGCTGTGTACGCCCAGCCTTGAGTCCTTCTTCTTTAAGTGCAAGGTCTAAGTTGCTAGGAGTAATAATACCCGCAAGAATATCTTCGCCATAGTTACCAGACAAACCGCTATGACCAACAAATGACTGTGCCGTTGAGTTCAACATGTCAGGGTGGTAGATTAAAGCCTGATTTAAATACTTAAATCCTTCAGTGTCAATATGTTTTGCATATGTAGACTTAAGAGAATCAATAATTGCTTGACGTTTTTGCAAATCATACAGTTCATCTGGGTTGACCTTAAGGTCTCTAGCCATTTTATTGATAAGAGCCTGACGTTGTTCTACAGCAAGAGCATTAGATGGGTCTACTTTAGGTAAAACCTTGCCTAACATTTCTTGAATTGGACCAACTGCAGTCTTGCTACCAGTAAATGCAGTAGTAAATCTACCCATACGCTTGCCCTCAAAGGTCGCATAGCGCAATAAATCAGTTGGATGTGCAGTAAGCATGAACATCATGCTCTCGTCAATAGCAGAACGTATACCAAGACGCGGTAGAAGGGTCAACATAGACCAAGCATCTACTGCTTTTCTAGCAAACTTACCACTACCAATACCAAGTACTGCATTAAAAAGGTTTTGTTGTGACTTTACACCAGCAACATGCTCTGCAATCTTGTCATAAGGTAGCGCACCAATTACGTGCGTAGTGTGATATGGCTGAATTGCTGATTCAGAGTCAAGAGTTTTTACTCCATTGACTTCTTTAATGCTAGTTGGCTCCAACTGGTTGAGCATATGCTCTGGAATACCAGTGTCCTTCATGGTTGCAAAACCTGCGCTGCCACCAAACTTATCTCGAAGAATCTTTTCCATCAGGTCACGACCTGCTTG